ATCCGCCCTTCCATCGCACCTGGCCGCACCGTGCCGTTAGCCTGCGCCAACAGCTCAGGATTCTCCACCTGAGACTGCGCCATTGATCTAAGGAATTTTTCTTCGATGTTCATTTTTTTTCCCGAATGGCCCTGACATTACGCAAAATCTTTCGGCGTACATCTGCGTTATCCACACCAGCAGCACGCAGATCAGCCTCAGTCCAGTCCTCGCGGTCTTGGTTTAGACCAACAGCGGCCAACGAAGCCTTTAGGCGCTCTCTGGCATCTGCCAACTGCTTCATGTCTTCTTGCTTATTGCGGGCGTCCACCAGCTCACGGGCGCGAGCACGCGGGTCAAACGGCTTGCCTGCGCGTTGTGCGTCTTGCATCTCACGCATCAACTGGTTTGTCACCTCAGCACGGCGCTCATGCGACCGGCGCGTTGTCGGATCAATCGGATTCGGGACGTATGAGTTGGCAATGTAAGACTTAGCTTCTGCCACGTCTTTGTTTTCTTGTCCGTCAATTACGCGATTAAGCTCAATGCGCTGGCGAAACGAGATGCGGCGAGATTTTGCCATTTCCTCTGTGTCGGCTTCCGTTAGCAATCCTTTACGAGCTTGTACCTCAAGCGAGCCAAAAAGCTGCAAGTCTGCACCAGCCACACCACCACCACGCAACTCGGACAATTCCTCTTTGCTGAACACATATCCACGGCCACGCAGGCGGTTGATGTACTCATCCGTGCCAATGTCTCCTTGTACCAGGCGGTCAAAGTCTAAGCTGTTCTCTAGCTTGCTTTCAGCCTTGGCTAGCTTGTCCTGAGTTTCCAAAATCTGCACATTCTCAACATACCGAGCCAGCGTATCAGAGATGATCTTCTGGCGGTCGCCTTCATTAAGCGTATTCCAGATTGGCTGAAACTTTCCTACATCGCCAGAGCGCATCTTGGTTAAACGTTGCTGCGGCGTGCCGCCAAAGTCCTCAGACACAAAGAAGTTGACGAAGGCGTTATTGCGAGCTGCAATCCGAGCCTTGTCGTATTCTTCCATCTTCTTAGGCAGGGTAGATGGATTCTGCGCCGCAACAGAAAACACAATGCCACGGGTTCCAGCTTCGTACTCTTTGATCCGATCTGGGTCTTGCTCGTACTGATACACGGCGTCTAGATTAGACCGGATGTTGCTAATCGTCTGGTCCGTCACCGCATCTCGCTCTGCGCCATACGCCTTCACCAAGATGTCAGACGACTTCTTGAGCAGGGCGTTTCCGCTTGCTGTGATCGACTGCATCAATCCTGCGGCTTGGTTAGCGTCTACGCTTGCCAGCGTGCGGACGTAGCCTTGTAGCGACTGGACCTCGGTCTGAATCTGCGTGAAATCCGTGAGCTGACCAGTTGACACCATTACGTCCAACTCAGTTATCCGTTTTTGGATGTCAGCCTCATAGTCGCCGCGCAACTGAATACCAACCAAGCGATCAGATTCCTTTTGTTGCTCGGCAGCCTTGCCAAAGGCAAACTGACTCAGGCGATCGAGCGACTCAGTCACCGCGGCAGAGTATCGGTTTTCCTCTTTGATACTAGCGAAGTCTAATTGCGGCACATTGGCTGAGATCAGACCTGACTCTTGGAAGCGGGGCAACTTAGCCATTATCACACCTGCCTTGTTTCAATCGGGGCTGGCGCTTGCGTGCCAACACCAGTTGCCGCCCCGTAAGTTGCGGCCGCCCCAGCCAATTTTGCAAACGCATCAAACTTGCCCTTGCGCGCTGCGGCCTCACCAGCCTGCTCGTAGATCTGCGCTTGGATTGTGCCGCCCCTTAGCGCCGCATCTGCATCTGCCAGGACTGTCACATACTCACGGCCGGCCGCCGTGTCATTGGCAGCTCTTACAATGTCAGGCGACCCGCTAAACGGGTTGATGCCACCAGCGTAAGCACGGGCAGCCAAAGCCGCGTTGGTTGACTGCTGGCGGCGCAGGATGTCATTCGCTCGCTGTTGGTATTGCAACGCCTTGCGCTCACCCTCAGCCGTGGCCATCTTGGCCTGCAACTGATATTGCGATCGCACATTCTTGCCTTCTTGGTAAGTCCGCAATGCGCTTACGGTCTGCATCGCTACTGCCGCAATTGCCATTGTCATGTTATGTCCCCTGATGCACCGAGATTTTGTACTCCATTCCGAGAAGCGTCATCTTCAAAGGAATGTCCTGCTCAATTGTTATCTGTCCGTCCTGGGTGTAGCCTAGCAATCCGTGGACAGTCTTCACACCCGTAAACTCTGCCACCGGCTCATCCAAGATACTAGCCCCAAACGAGACAAACGGGATAAGCACGTTGTTGACCTTGAGATGCTGCGTGTCCTTGACGATGACATTGACCTCAACGATACGCTTACGGAAGCCAAGACGCGTGCCAGTCTGAATCTTCAGATCTGCCGGCATGGTCACAATCCGTACAGCGTAATCCAAGCCAACCTGATACGACGTTGTCGCAGACCGAGGAAATGTCACCGTGCCGCCACCAGGAACCTCTTGGGTTTCTTGCACTGCGCCATCCAGAATCACCTCTACGTCCTTGCCGACCAAGTGCGTCATGGCCACAGATGCGGCAGCGCCACCAGTCTTACAGCAATCGGTCTGCACTTCGTCGTCAAAAATTTCAATGAAGTAGTAAAAGTCTGTTCCGACCTGGCGCTCGACCACCGTGTAGATGGTTGTGATATCTACACCAACGTCAACAAAGTCGCCGTCAGTCACAAACTTGCTAGGCGCAATCACATTCTGGGCACGGAGCAGCGAGAAGCAAGCCATCGTGCCGTCAAGCGCGTTGACGATCATTAGCAGGTCATTCTCATCGGTTGCTACTGACCGGCGCAAAGCCATCCTTGTGGGAGAGTTTAGTAAGTGACCAGCCAGTAGCGAAATCTTGGACGAAACATAAGTAGCCTGCGTGTCCGTATAGGCAAACTCATTAAGAGACTTGCCTTGGCGCTGAATGTAAAGCGTGCCTGACTCAAGCTGCTGAACCCGGATGCCTTCCTTGGAGCCGTTGCGCGTCACCGCCTTCATAAAGAAGTTAGTCGGCGTAATGGGCTCAAGACCTTCCTGCGGGCAGTAAAACTCACCGCCGGTTGTGAACACCTGCAAGTCGCGTCCAGAGGCAATGTCCGTGATCGCGTTAAATGTATTCGTGTCTAGCGTTGCCTCAACGGCATCATCGTCCAGACCTTCCGTTGCCTCAAAGTCAAAGAATAGACCGACCTTAGAACCCCAGATGGTCGATGGTCGAGCCTTGGAGCCACCAAAATACAGACGACCCTCATGGAATGTCACCGACCGCGGATAGCCACGACCAGCAGACCACACCGCTTCGTAGCCAGTTTCCAATTCCCAGCTACCTTGTGCAATTGCCGCCGTGCTGAAAAACGGAAACTCTACAATTGCCTGCACCACGGACGTGCTTGTGTACTGCACAATCTTGGCGCGTCCCTGTGGACTAGCGTTGATATACTGGCCAACAGACCCAGCAGTAAACGGCGTGCCAGACGCAGTCAGCGTCACCTTGCCGGACACTGCCGACGGAGTCAGCGTGCCAGTTGGGTTGCTGGCCGAAACCGTGAAAGCGTACTTGGGCGTGGAGTCAAACGTGATTGCACTGGCCGTCCAGTCGGCGTCAGTCGCACCACGGACAATCTTCAATGGCGCAATGTCTGGATGCACCACAATCAGCGTATCGGCAGACTGCGTCCAGCAGATGTTGCCAAGTCGCGCACCGGTTAGACCAACAGAGCTCGTGTCCAGATAATCCAGCGTGCCGGCGTTGATGTCCAACACCTGAGCGCCATTCTTAAAGACGTGCATCCGGTTGTGGGTAAAACACAACATGTACGAGTCAGACGTACTAAACTCAAACGGCACTAGGCGCACGCCGTTTTCGGCAGACTCAGCGCCGGAGTTTGGCAAAGACGCAATGTACTTTGTCCCAGGCCGGCGGCGCACGCCACCTTGCGGCTGGACAACCACATTGGTCGCTTCCTCTAGCGCGTTTTGATACGCTTGCAGGTCAACCCGCGCGCGCAACAACGGGTCAAGCTCACCCGTTGAGAAGTTGGTCTGAATGGTTACAAAGCGAGCCATTAGAAACGCACATCCACAAGAGGAAAGTCTTGGATTACAAAGTTGGGCTGGCCGGCGCCGTCCATGTTCATAGCGATACGCGTATATCCGCCGCGGCCATTTTGCTCAGGCGAGCCAACCGCCACACCCTGCCAATACTGCGCTTTTTCAACCTGGTCCGTAATCGGCATAGCCAGATGCCAAGCCATCATATATTTCATCAACTGGACGAAGTACACGGGCATTTCAAACTCTTGGACGTCATAGGGATAGTCAATGTAGATTGCCGTCTCGTTAGTCAAGAGCTTATCGCCAAAGATGCGATAGTTGCGGATTGTGCCTGCGCCAGG